ATGCAGTCAGCATCAGATGGATTTTCAAAAATGATTAAAACGTTGCTTTATATCACACCCAATCCATGTCCAGAGTGCAATGGAAATCTTTATGCTTGGCGTGCAAAAAACAAAGATGGGTCCGATAGATGTCCGCCAACTTGCATGAAATGTGGATATAAAGCACGCAAAAAAGCAGAAGATCTCGAAACAGAGAAAATGTTTAACGATAGTTTGAAAGCCAGAGCGATTAATTACTTGAAATATAGCTCGCTTTATACCGACAAAAAATTAATTAATTGTCGTTTTAAAACATACAAAACAGTAGACACAGAAACCAAGCTTGCTTTTGAAATTGCAAATCGAGCCACAACTGAAATTCTTTTGAATAAACCAATTCATATGATTCTTTCAGGCAAAAGTGGTGTTGGGAAAAGTCATTTAGCTATGTCAACGGCTTGGGAAGTGTTGGAGAAATCAAACTATGATAAACGCTGCTTATTTATTAGCTATGCGGAACTCTTAGAACAGCTAAAATTTGCGATGAAAGATGAACAAGCCAGAAAGACAATAACAGGAACCTTAATGGCAGAGATAAAAAGCGCTGATTTAGTTGTTTTAGACGACTTAGGGGCCGAGTTAGGTGTTAAAGGGAATGACAGTACCAACTTCAATAATGACACCTTAAACCGCATTGTAGAGGCTCGGCAGAATAAAGCAACAGTGTTTACTACCAATTTAACTGGTAAAGAAATGAGTCAAGCCTATGGTGAGAGAATCCTTTCTCGCATCATGAGTAATTCACAAGGATTCGTGATGAAAATTGAGGGGACATCAGACAAACGAGTAGCAGGCATCTAAAATATTATTTTTAGCGAATATATTCAGCGTAGAGCAGTTTTACAATCAAGTGAATATAAATAGGTATAAAGAAAGAAAAACGGCTTAAAACGCATTTTAAAGCCTTAAAAACAAATTGATAGAAAGGGGAATCATTCAATGCCATATGTAGTGAAAATTTCAGCCTATCTTGGCAAAGATGGTCGACCAGTAGCCAATTTAAAAGATGCTGTGCTATTTGAGCATAAAGAGACAGCAGCTATCGCAACAATCGTATCTGGCGGAACCGTTTCAGAAGTAAAGGAAGCCATTATAATGCCAGAAAAACCGAAGAAACATATAGGGAAATCTATTAAACGGGTTGATAAGAAGGAACCGACCGAAAAAGCTACCAAAAGTAATCAAGCCTGGATGAAAGGGGCTAAATAAGAATGAAGTGTGTTAGATGTCAAGATCAGCGCGTGATTTGGGGCAAAGACAGATTTAATTATGCAACACCTATTCCATGTCCTGAATGCAATAAAGATGGAAAAGCAGTTCGAGCGGAAACAGCGACCAAGGAAAGGGAGTTAAAACAATGCAATCACCAACAGCCCTGAATAAGCGAGGAAATAAAGTCACGATTGATGGTTACACATTTGATAGCCAGAAGGAAGCTAACTTTTATACAAAGTTTGTCAAAGATTGCGGATTACCTTTTGAAGTTCATCCACGGTTTAAACTAACTGAACTTACACCAACTGCAGATGGTATAGGCAAAATTTCGGCGATAGCTTATTCACCTGACTTCATCATAAAAAACTTAGATGGGAGTTGGAGACATGTCATTGATATTAAAAATTCTTTTGGCGTGTATGGCATTGACCAATCCGTCAAGCTTCGTTTTCGTCTATTTGCCCTTAGATATGGTCATCCAGTTGAAGCGATTGTTGTTCGTGCTAGAGATTTTAAAGTGATCACACAAGGTGTAACTAAGCCTTTAAACGAAAAAAGACCATTCATAACCGATAATTTCGATTACGAATGGAAAGATGCAACTAATTATTAAACGAAAGTAGGAAAATAAAATGACAAAACAAGTGAATTTCAGACCAGAAGTGAAAAAAGTGACATCTAAATCAAACGGAAATATCGAAGTACTATTAGTGGTTAGCAATGCTTCATTAAAAGGAAAATATGAAAGTTTAAATGAATTTTTAGGCAAAACAGTATCAACGACCATTGAGCCAGAAACAGTAGAATACAAGGTACCAGTTAACAAACAGACCAATAAACCAAATGTCGAATATGTTGTAAATAACGACGGAACAGTTGAAGTCCTAAAAGAAGAACAAACTTCTTTAGAAATGGGCGATGATGTGCAAGAAGTCGAAGAAGTTGCTGTGCAAGTATCGAAAGAAACCATTGACGAATTCATCAAGAAGGCAACGACAATCGAATGGCCAGAATCAGTAATGATCAACGTTCGTGGCGTGTTGCATCGGATCGATGAAGGGGAAGCGCTAGAAGAAATTGCGGCTGATCATGATGTTTCAGTTGATAATCTAATCAATCAAGTAGAAATCGCACGCCAACATTTTGCGCCATTTGCTGATTCTTGGAGCAAAAACAAAGAGAACATCATTTTCCCAGAAAAGACAGTTGAAGATGATGAAGAAGAAATCGAAGAATAATCTCGTAGAAAGTGAGTGTTCATTTTGCTGGAGATTTATTATACGCCAACATCCGCAATAATTGCGGATGCATTGGCTAAAACATATGAAGTCGTTTCTTTAGACAAAGCTAGAAATATTGCCAAGAAATTTAAGGCTAGTTTAAAGCAGAAAACGGATCTTTATGTGATTGAGGGAATTTTAATTGATGCTGGTTATAAAAAAGAGCCAGTGAATTTGTGAGAAAGGAATGGAGGATTTGGTCTACCACAAAGAATTCTTTACTCCTTTGAAATTATGAAACTAACAACAGAAAAAATAAATGGATTGTCTCGGATGGAAACACATAAATAATACAGGAATACAAAATTCTAGCCAATAGAAATAACCAAGCGACCATTAATTGGAAGACAATTAAGTTTTAAGAGACTTAAACCAGTTCCTGATAATATCTATAATTAATCCCAGAGAAAAATATGAAATAAAATGAATTAAAGATGAACTAAACATTCTTACAGAATAAGGTTGATTCATATAAAATTCATCTAACTTAGGGGATTTGATAAGCAGATTCGTACCTATAAAATCTGTAATAGCAAATAGGAATCCCTTATTGTCATAACCACTAACCCAAGTAGTTATAACGATAAGACTGAACAAGCTTAATAGAATAGTGAATAAATACTTTTTCATTTCACAAGCTCCTTACAAATTCCGTTAATTATTCTAGAGAGATACATTTATAGTACAGGGAAATGGAATTTAAGACAACAAAAAAGCCGGATTCCTCCGACCATTGGTAATATTCTCGACACGAATATTATACCATAAACGGGGGAATCAAAGGATGGTACTTTTTGACGTAAAGAAATATGAAACACCAGATGCAAAGGACGTAGATATGGAGCAAACTAAACATAACGTCAGTGTGTTCCTGTCTGCCTATCTTGCTGCTAGATGTCGTGTTGGCCAGCCGAGGGAACCGAAAGTAACAGCTTCATTCTCTTTGGTTCCACCATCAACGGCCAATAACACTTTTGAAGCCGAGCAAATGTTAATCCAGAAAGAAGAAGCTCAAGAAGAGTTTGATTATTTGCATAAGCTTTTCGTTAGAGGTTATTCTGCGATTCAGCATCCGCACAAACCAGATGTTACTGAGCGAAGAAAAAGAATTTTCTATGACCGTTATATCAACGGCAATCCAATCTATCTAGCGGCACAACGAAACTGTATCAGTGAAGAATCAGTGAAACAAGAATCTAATATGATCATTGTTCAATTTGCTTCGGCACTGGAACTAGTTGCTTTTAAGTAGCCATTTATTACACTTTTTATACCTCTTTTATACACTTTATCTACACTTCATATACCTTTGAAACGGGTTATTATGATAGTGTCAAAAAAATAAGAAATGCGACACACTTACACAAATACTTTAACGGAACGATTGCCTACTTATTTTTTTGATTTGAGATTACAAAGAAGTAAAAAAATTCTACTTTCTTCGTTTAGTCGCTTGTGATCTCATTTAGATTCTCTCGCAAACCACAAATTATAAAACTAAAGAAGTGAGGTGAATTTCCTCTCTCTTTTTTCTACAGGTTTGCGAGAGATACTATTATAAAAATTAAACCTTTGATATACTTAATAAAAAAATATCAGAGGTGTTTTAGATGGATTGGTGGAATCTTTGGGTTCCTTTTGTTGGAACTCTATTGGGAATAATTGTAAATGTATGTATTAATAAAAGTCAGACGAAGAAAAATCATGAACTACAAAAAGAGATAACTCAAAAACAAATTGACGCTGATGTGATTTTAAAATCTAGAATACATTGGATTGATAATACCAAGGATATAGCTTCAGAATTTTTGATTGATTCACTGAAATTAGTAACTTTAAACGCAAATCTTGTTGAACATTATTATAATATAACTGTATGGAGAGAACTGCAGCATAAGAACTTTTTGAAATTAAAAGAGAAAGACCTTGGTACAGATGAAAAAGAAAAAGCTACTAAGCTTAAGAAAACAGTAGAAAAGAAAATTCTTGATTATAAGGAAATTGTTAGTCAAAGCTACATCCAAGTGAATGAATTAATATACCGTACTTCAAAAAACAATACATTACTTTTGTTGAATTTTAGTAATAATATTGAAAATAATGAAATTATTGATTTGGTTAAATTTATAAATAGTAATTTAAGAATAATAACTAATGAGACGAAAGAATTAGAAGTTTTAGTTGGAGACGAAAATGTAAATTGGAATATGAAAATTGAAGAATCAACAGCCAGAAAAAAAATTATAAATGAAAAAGTAGAGGAATTGACCCTGAAGTTAAGAGATTATTATAAAAAAGAGTGGGAGAAAGTTAAGGAAGGAATGTAAGCAATAATTATAGATCACTCGCTGAGTGATCTTTTTTTATAAAAAAGAAAGGTGCTGATTAAATGAAATATTTGAAAGAATATAGTGTATTGATATTAGGGGGAATAGGAACAATTTTATTAGGGATAATCGGCAGGTTTATCCCCTACGGTAATGAGTCGTGGAATTTTCTATTTGAAAACTTAATCTGGTTCCCAATAGAGCTAACTGTTACACTCTTATTTGTTGAGCGAATTATCGATAAGAAAAATAAAAAAATTGAAAATACTAGAGAATTTAATCAGTATTATACTATAGCTGAATCAGACTTAACTGAATTAATCTATGATATGAAAGTACAAGTTATATCTATTTATACAGGTATTTTCGCTACAGATTCGGAACAAGTTAAAAAATATATGGAAGAGTTAGATGCAAATATAGATATGTATATTAATATTGAAAAGGTACGTGAAGGAAGAAAAATATATATATTAAATCCTCAAGATTTGTTTAATCCTGAAGAAATATATTTATCTTTTTATAATTCATTAGAACAATATTCTGGGAAAATCATTCCTTTAATTGAAAAGCATCTATCTTTGTATGTAAAACTAATTCCTGTAGATATATTTCAACTACTAACGAAGCATACTCAGAGGTTAGAAGAAAATATTTTTAGCTCTTTAAAAGACAATTCGGTACAAGCTAGAAACATTTTGTTGAATAGAGAAAGACAAGGGGAGGTAAGCTTAATAGAGTATCAAGAATTGGCTGAAGTGTTGAAAGCTTTTTACCAAGATACTATTAATGATATAAGCAAAGTTGAGAAGATTATAGAGGAAAGAAATAAATAACTGTTTATAAAGAATACTACTGTTTATTCAGTAGTATTCTTTATTTTGTAGAAAGGAAAGATGTATATGCATAAAAATGAACAAATTAAAAACCAACAGTTGCAGTTACTAGAAATCATGAAGAAGGTTCGTGAAGAGAAAGATATAGATGCGCTTGCAGAATTGTTTATTGAAATCATTTCAGTATATGGGATGAAGATGGATGAGACATCAGCATTACTTTATTACGTTCAGAAAGAAATACTTGAAGCAGATCACAATGTACAGTTCTTAAACGAACGATTAAAACTTGATGTTAAGTCGCTAGGTATTGAAGGAGTGTTACAAGTTCAACGTGCTTTGGTTAACACTTACCTTTCTAATATTGCCAACAATGATTGATGTATCATCCAAGCAAGCACGAGCAAAGTTCTATGGCTCATCAGAGTGGAGAAGATTAAGACAGCGGTGTTTAGAGCGGGACCATTACGAATGCCAGTGGTGCAAACAAGAAGGTAAGTTAACAACCCAGTATGATTCTATTCTTGAAGTGGATCACATTAAAGAGTTGGAACATTATCCGCAGCATGCCTTGAATATAGACAACCTAAGAACATTGTGCAAGGACTGTCATAATAAACGGCACGGTAGATTTAACTATAGAGAATCGAAAAGAAAAAGAAAGTGGGATGATGAATGGTGGTAGAGGACAGTTTCAAATCGTTTGATAAAGTAAGTTTTGATTTGTCGAATCAATCAGATGCAACTAGTTATTTCGTAACGATTCTTATTCCTGAGGGTTACTTAAACGAATTCGTTAGCGTTTGTAGTGAAAATAATCCACTGAAAGAACATTTCGGAGTTGTGGGAGAAACGCAGCTTAAAACTAAAGAAAGTGGGGGATAACGTACCCCCCGACGAAATATTTTGCCCTAAAGTGGGGACTGTGGGAACCGGTGGATGGGGTCAACTGTCCAAATATAAGAGATAATTTTTTTACTAGGGGGGTGTAGGACATTAGGATAGCAGATTTGAAAAAACAATTATTAAAACAAATTGATGAAAATGATCAGATTGAACTTGAAAAAGTTGAAAGATATATTGATTTAGTAAAGCTTTATCGGAAAATGAATAGTTCAATAACTAAATTCGGAGCAATAGTTGAGGTGGAAAATGGTACGCAAAAATTTGTAAAACCTAATCCTGCAATCGCTGAAAAAGTGAAAATATCTCGAGCATTAATAACGCTTGGTAAAGATTTAAATTTGGATCCACTGGATCAAACGATTACCGCTCCAGATGATGATTATGATGAGAGTGATTTAACATGATACATCAAAAACACGTTGATTTTTATATTAATCAATTCAAAACTGGTCAGATTAAATTCAATCAGGAGCGGAAGGATTTAATTGAATATTTAGAGCGTGATGTACTCAGTCGTGACGATGTTTATTTTGATGATGAGATGATCGATAAATGTATCGCCTATGGAGAGAAATGGTTTTTTCCAATGCAGCCATTCCAAAAATTTTTAATTGCGTTTGTCTTTTTCTTTTTCAAGAAAAATGACCGTCGGGTGTATAGAAAGTTTCTTTGGATGTTTGGACGTGGGGGTGGCAAGAATGGTTTGCTATCTGTGGTTCTAAACTTTTTACAAACCGAGGTACATGGAATAATGGATTACAACATATCGATTGTTGCAAACTCAGAGGAGCAAGCTAAGACGTCATTTGAAGAAATTTACAATACAATCAAACGAAATAAAACGTTGCAGAAAGCTTTTGAATATGGAAAATCAGTTATCACAAGCAAGAAAACTGGCAGCAAACTTAAGTATCGAACGAGCAACGGAGAAACAAAAGATGGTTTGCGAGATGGCGCAGTAGCATTTGATGAAATTCATCGGTACGAATCGAATAAAGATGTAAAGGTCCATATTAGTGGTTTGGGCAAAAAACCAAATTCAAGGGAGTTTTATTCTGGAACTGACGGATATGTTCGAGAAGGGTTCTTGGATAGTATGAAAGAAAAAGCGAAAAGAGTGTTGAATGGTTCAGTCCGTTTCAATGCTCTTTTTCCATTCATTTGTAAACTTGATTCAGAAGATCAAGTGAATGATCCTGAAAACTGGGAACTTGCGAACCCGATGTTTCATAAACCGTTATCTAATTATGCTGAAGAACTGTATGAAACGATCATGGAAGAATATGAGGACTTAGAAGACGATCCAAGTAACAGGGAAGAATTCATGACTAAACGTATGAATTTACCTGTCACAGACTTAGAAAGATCGGTGGCTAGTCGTGAAGAAATTCTAGCGACCAACAGACCATTCCCAACTAACCTAATTGGAAAACAAGCCATTGGCGGTTTAGACTATGCCAGTCTGCGTGATTTCGCCGCCTGTGGACTTTTGTTTCGTGATGGGGATGATTATGTATTCAAGACCCATTCGTTCGTTAGAAAGCAATTTGTGGACATTTACTATGGATATTCTCGTAAGGCTTCTGAAGCCACAAAAGAAAAATTTGCGCCGATACGTGAATGGGAAGAAAAAGGATTACTAACGGTCATAGATGGCCCCACAATTGATCCTAAAACAGTCGTTGGTTGGTTTGTTGAACAACGGGAAAAATATGGCATAACAAAAGTAGTAGCTGATAATTTTCGTATGGATCTTTTGCGGCCTTTGTTTTTGAAAGAAGGCTTCGAAATCGAAGTAATCAGGAATCCAACTGCTGCTGATAATTTGCTAGCACCTAGAATTGAAGATGCTTTTGCTAACAATCACATTATTTTTGGCGATAATCCGCTCATGCGTTGGTATACAAACAATGTACTTGTTAAGACCAATGGCGATGGTAATAAATCATATAAGAAGAAAGAAGAGGTAAGGCGTAAGACAGACGGATTCAAGGCTTTTGAATATTGTTTATGGAGTGTTGATGAAATCGTAAATTACAACTATGAAGATGCCTTTGACATATTGGATGAAATTGAGTTCTAAAAATTAACAGGATTAAAAGTAATTAATCCTGTTAATCAGTCTTTTTTAAAATATGTTTTTATTTATCCAATCCCATTGATCATTTGTAAGCCAACCATTTTTATTAGCGACTACTTCTATAATAATCATTTTGTCATCGTTATCTAAGTATGGCTTTAATTTTTCTATCATCTGTGACGGTGTCAAATCAGAAGTGAATAAAAAAGCTGATTTCCAATACTTACAATAGGCTCTACTCAACTCACCTTTAAAAAGTTTAATAACTTCATCGTAGTTCTGTCCAGGACTATTTAAATCGTAAGTTGCTAAATATGCTTTAGTCATCAATAGATCCTCCCAATAATTATTTCAGTTTATTACAACTGATAACTTTATTATATCACCTTTGATAATGCTTACAATATAAATCTTAGAAAGGAAGTAATTATTATGTATAAACCGCAATATCTAAACATTGTTAGAACAACAAAATCAGCTTATGGCAACAATATTGCTTATTTCAAAAAGACATTTGTTGCTCATAACGGCTATAAGTGGGATGTACCAACGAAAAAAGAAAATAAATCGGGTCGTCATTTTTTAGGAAAAATAAAATAACGTGTAACTACAACAGAAAGGGGGTGAATGAGTGAGTTTATTCGATGTCTTCAAACTATCAGTAAAAAATGAAGAACCGTCCGACTGGCTTCCAGATTTTGTTGCAGGGGATGAATTAGCTACACGGTCATATTTAAAAATAATGGCTAAAAATACCGTTATAGATTTTGTTTCAAGGACTATGTCCACATTAGAAATAAAATTCAAAAGTACAGGAATGGAAGATTGGGACTATATATTAAACGTTCGACCTAACTCGGATATGTCTGCTGCCGCATTTTGGCAAACCTTCTTCTTTCGCTTGTTAGATGAAAATGAAGTATTGGTTATTTTAAAAGAAGACCAACTTTTAATAGCTGATGACTATACAAGAGAACAAAAAACAATCACAGATGATTGCTTTACCAACGTTTACGTTAAAGACCAAGTGTTTACAGAAAAATTTTACATGTCAGATGTCATTTATTTAAAGTACAACAGTAAAGAGCTTGATTCATTTACTAAGGGTTTATTTAATGACTATTCGGAATTGTTCGGACGAATACTAGAAATCTCCATGCGAAATAATCAGATTCGTGGTTCTGTTTCAATTGAAGCCACTGGGGCAATGAACGAAGAAAAAGGAAAAGATGGCAAAACACGTTCGGAAAGATTACAAGAGTATGTAAATAAAATTTATCACGCTTTTAGCACTAAAGCAGTTGCTATAGTACCAAAAGTTAAAGGATTTGATTATGAAGAATATACGAACAAACAAGGTTCTTCTAATCAGTCTCTTGAGGAATTAAATAAAATGAAATCATCGTTAATTGATGATGTAGCCAACGCCATAGGGGTACCTACGGCGCTTATTTATGGTGAAAAATCAGAACTTGATTCCAATATCAAAGCTTTTAGAAAACTATGTATTATTCCTTTAATGAAAAAGCTGCAAGATGAATTAACTGCAAAAGTTCTTACACGCCAAGAGTATAAAAATGGCGAACGAATTAAAGTAACTAAAGTTTTACCTGTAAGTATTCTAGAAAATGCAACTCAAATTGACAAAATCGTCTCTAGTGGAACATTCCTAAGAGATGAAGTGAGGGAAGAAACGGATTATGATTCGTTGCCAGATGGAGAAGGTAAGAAGCTAATTATGACTAAAAATTATGCACTCGTGAAAGGGGGTGAGGAAGAGAATGACAAAGACTAGAAACGTGCCGTTTCAGTTTTCTAACGAGTTAGTTGAAGGTAAAAGAGTTTTAACTCTTTCGGGAAATATCAGAAAAAAATATTGGTCCGATGATGATGTTATTGATGCGAAAAGCATCAGGGAAACTTTAGATGGAGTGACAGACGATATTACCATTAAATTAAATAGCCCAGGTGGAGATGTGTTTGAAGGTGTTGAAATTTACAATTATTTAAAAGATCACCCCTCAAAAGTAACGGTAGAAGTTACTGGTGTAGCAGCTTCAGCAGCAACATTCATTTTGTCGGCAGCTGATGAAGCGATTATGAATGTAGGGACTTCAGTTATGATTCATGAAGCTTCGACTTTTACATGGGGAAATAAACAAGATATTCAAAAGACTTTGAATGCTTTGGAAACTATCGATGATTCCATTCTTTCAATTTATTCACAAAAAACAGGTCAAACAACAGATCAATTAGAAACATGGATGAAGGAAGAAAAATGGTTCACAGCTGAAGAAGCTGTAGAATATGGTTTTGCAACAGAAGTTAAGAAAAACACCGAAAAAAAATCAACTGATTCAAAGGAAAATATAGCTGAAATGGTGAAAAATGCTGTTGCGGAAGCTATGTCTTTAAACCAACAAGCTGTGACGAATGAAGCAAAACAAGAATCAAAACCAAAACAAAAATCTTTAATAAATAGATTAACTAAAGGAGCATGATTATGACATTAACATTAAAAAACAAAACAGATGAAGCGAAGAAACAATTTAATGCAGTATCAACAAATGAAGAGGCGACATCAGAACAGGTAAATGCTGCTTTAGAAGCATATGTTACTGCTGTTGCAGAAGATGCAGGAAAGCAAGTACGAGCTGAATATGAAGAGCTGAAAAATGTAACAGATAACCGTGTGCTTGAAGCTCGCGGCATTCACACTTTAACTAATGAAGAAACAAAATTTTATAACGAAGTTGAAAAAGCGGGTGGATTTGATGAAGATTTAGTCTGGCCAGAAACAATTTTAGAACGTGTTTTTGAAGGTTTACAAGAAGAACGTCCATTGTTAAAAATTATTAATTTTACACCTTCAGTAGGTAAAACTAAAATTACTCGTTCTCGTCGTAAAGGTGTAGCGGTATGGGGGCCACTTCATAAAGATATTGAAGGGAAATTAGATGCACAATTTGGTGCAACAGAATTTAATCAATTGGCTTTAACAGCGTTTTTCTTAATTTCAAATGACACTTTAGAATTAGGTCCACGCTGGGTTGACCGATACGTTCGTTTATGTTTATCTGAAGCAATCGCAGAAGCATGGGAAAAAGCAATTATCAATGGGTCTGGTCATGATCAACCTATTGGACTAACAAAAGATATGAATGCGGCAATTGATCCGACAAATGGATATGCTGATAAAGAATCAGCAGGGATCTTAACTTTTAAAGATTCACAGACAATGGTTAAAGAATTCGCAATGTTATTGAAGAAAGCTTCTAAATATACCGATAAAGTCGGCGATGGTGACGAGGGAGAGGAAAAAACAAGAAAAGTTAAAGGGAATGTATACTTAATTGTTAATCCATTGAACTATTACGATATTGTTGCTCGTGTCACTACGCAAAATGCAAATGGCGTATTCGTTTCAAACTTACCATTTATTTCTGAAGACCATATCATTGAATCTTTAGAAGTAAAAGAGAATAAATTGATTGCTTTTGTTGGTGGAGAATATGATGCTACGCAATCACGTGCAGAAAAAGTCTATGTTTATAAAGAAACATTTGCAATGAAACGTGCAACATTATACGCTGCCGACTTATTGGGCAATGGTGAGCCAGCTGATAACGATGCAGCGCAAATTTATGATATTAAAATTGACGATGGAGAACCAGCAACAAAGTAAACACCCCTGTTGTTAATAAGATAAACCCAACAACAGATGGGGCAACTATCGATTTGAAATAGCACGGGGGGATTAGATGGAATCATATTTAAAGGAGTTCAAAGAAAGAAATCAAATCTTTCATTCGTCAGACGATGACTCTATAAAAGAACAATTAAATGATTCCTTTGAAGATATTCGAACGCTTATAGGAGATTTTGATCCAAAAGTATATCGAAAAGGAAAAGAACTTGTTTTTGAAAGAACTCGTTATGTAAGAAACGAAGCCTTAGAATATTTTTATCCCAACTTTCAGCAAAGCATTATGGATGCTTCCATCGATATTTCAGGAGGTGAAGGATTTGGCAATACACCCTAATTATAAACGTCCCAAAATAGGAGCTGGCGAATTAAAAACGCCAGTTTCTTTTTTTCAGTTTATTCCGGGAGAAGGACCTGAACCTGGCGAAATAGTAAAGAAAGAACTTCATTCATGTAAAGCGCAAATCTACAATCCGTCAATGAAAGATATGGAAATATTGAACGCAAAAGGAACTAAAGAGGGGCTGACAATTAAAATCCGTGATCCACACCAAGACTATATTCCAACAAACAAACATAAAGTTGTTATTGACGACTATAGAGCCTTACCAATAGGAAAAGAATGGGAAATCATAGATGTTTCACCGGATTTTGAAGATAACCGTTTTATCAAAATCGTTTTAGGGGCTACGTCATGAGCGAAGTTACAGGGTTAGAAGAAATTCTCAAAAATATGGAAGATAAACTAGGACAAGCACGAGTAAATAGAATTTCCAACAAAGCTTTAAAAAAACAAGGCGAAAGAAACAAGCAGATTGTTAAAAAATATATGGCTAGTTATATCGATTCAGGAAAAACACACGACTTAGTTATAAGTAGCGGTGTGAAAAGTAATCCAAAACGAGTTGAGACTGGCTGGGCTTCAAAGGAACGTGCGCCTATCGTCCATTTAAATGAGTTTGGTTATACACGCTATGGTACTTATGTGCGACCTCGTGGAATGGGAAAACTACAGGCTGCAGCTGATGAAATTCAAGCGAAAGCATTTGGAGAGATGAAGTCGAATATGGAGGAATTAGCTAAATGAAAGACATGATGATGGAAGTTTACAATCGATTAATTGATAATCCTCTGATTCGAGAAAAAACTAGTTTTATTAATGACAATGGTAAAACTGAATATCGCATTAAATTTTATGAAGTACCAGAAACTTTGGATACTACCAAACCTTTCATTGTCATTGATAACTTTCTTGGTCCACAAACTAACGCTTATTTTGCCAACAACAAAGCTTTATCAATTCGGTTTAATTATCAAATTAACGTTGAAAGCATGGATAGAATGACAACCAAGCAAATTTCTAAAGCAGTTGAAGAAACAATGAAACAAATTGGATTTGGCCGTCTTGATGGTGGCTTAGATCAGTACTTTAACGAAACAAAGCGTTTTGTGGATGCGAGACGTTACAGAAAAAATACACAAATTCACGACACCGACTACTAAGTTGGTGTCTATTTTTTAGGAGGAAAAAATTTATGCAAACATACGGATTTAGCAGAATCACTATTCAACAATTGGACAATGAATTAAAGCCAGTCGCTGGTAAGAAACATGTCATTGATGGCAAGCCAAAAGAAGGGGCCGCAGCAAGCTTTGAAATTACAGGACTAACCAAAGAACCGTCAAAAGTTTTCGGATCAAATATTGCATACTACGTGGCACGTAAAGGGCACGGAGATATTGCAGCAAACTTAGGTATCTTAGATGTACCATCAGCCATTGAACATGAAATGTTAGGGCATAAAAAAGCTAGCGAGGAAAGCAAAGTTTATCATATTGGCGAGGATACAGAGCCACCTTACTACGCAGTATTAATCGAATCAGAAGATTTGTATGGCGAAAAACTTGGCTTCGGTATGTATGCAGGCACATTCTCATTAGATGGTGTCAAAGGCGAAACATTAAATGATGACGACTTTACGCCAGAGCCTGGCGAATATGTTTATTCTGCTGTTTCTCGTCAAATTAACGGTAAAAAAGTTACTGTCGGTTTTGCAGATAATTCAGAAGCTCTAGCAGAATTGACAACAGAATTATTTGGTGAAGAAACACCAGCGCCGGAAAAGTAGCAAGCCCCACAGTGGGAGCTGTTACTCCCACTACAGATGGGGCCAATATTGAATTAAGTTAGGAGGACAAGAAATGTCGTTTATTCCACCAGAAAAATTTAGACTTTATAAAAAAGGTGAAACTAATCCTGTTGCAGAAGGTGTTTCACCTTTAGCTATTACAGGAATTGCCGCAAATACGGATGTTTTAGCAGGTGACTTTACTGTCACAGGTGTTGCCACCGTTGACGGTGTAGAAAAAGAATCTGATCATGTGGATGTACCAGCGTTTAAAACACTACCTATTTCAGTTACTGGAATTACCTTGGATAAGACTGAATTGGCTTTAAAAGTTGGTGAAACAGCAACGTTAACACCTACAATCATGCCAGAAAACGCAACAAACAAAGCGTATAGATTCAGTTCTGAAGATGCAGCGATTGGAACAGTAACGCCTGTACAGGGAAAAGTAACAGCAGTTGCGGAAGGTGTTACAAAAATTGTCGGTACAACTGAAGACGGTAATTTTACAGCAGAATGCACTTTGACTGTATCAGCAGCAGAATAAAAATTTATTGATTAAGGACGGCTTTAGTTAGTCGTCCTTTTTTTGGAGGTTAAAAAATGGAACGCAAGATTGAACTTACTTTACGCATTGATGGCGAAGAAAAAACTTTTACACAGGACTTTGTGCCGTTCTCAAAACGCAGTGACTATATTCGCTTAGAAAAAGAATTGGAAGAATCAGCGAAGAAGCAAGGAAAAGAACCAATCGAAGAAGATTATTTGAATATGCAAATTCAGTTTGTTGCAGATCTATTTGACGAAAAAGAAGTCACTAAAGAATCAATTATGAATGGATTAGATTCACTAGATATTGGGAAAATTTGGGATATTGTCCGCCATCGTGTTTTAGGTTTTTCAAAAGAAGATGATGAAGCTGCAAAAAAAGCGATGGCGGAGGAAATTTAACTTGGTCCGAACTTTACGAATTACAAGTTGATTTTGTCCGTGATGCGATTACCAATCTTGGGTGGACGATTCGGGATTTCATGAATACTGATTGCTTGGATATTGATGAAATCTTATTGAAAGCACCAAAGAAAAAGAAAACTAAAAAGAAAAAGCAAGAGGTGCGACCATTAAGCGAATTAGTCAAGCGTGGTGGCGCATAAAGGGAAGGAGGTAACTAAATGAGTGGTGGAACGCCGTTAGGAAATATGGTCATAAAGCTAGGCTTGGATAGTTCTGATTTCGGTCGTGGTGCAGCAAATGCTAAAAAAGAAGTTCGTTATTTAGCCAAAGAAATGCAAGCTAATGCAAAAATTGCTGATATGGCTGGAAACCAGATGGGCAAATTAGGCACTCGTTTTGATGGCTTAACTAAAATCATTGGAGCCCAAGAGAAACAAGTTGCTGCATTGAAAAAAGCTTATGACGAGTCATTTGTAGATGGAAAAGCGACAGAATCCACCAAAAGGCTAGCAACTCAATTGCAAGATGCCAATGGAAAACTAGCAAATTATCGATCTCAATTAATTCAAACGGCTGGTCAGATGGCAGAAATGCAAGTCAAAACCACTGGTGCCACTGGTGCCATTTATAACGCTAGTGAAAAAATGATTGCTAGTGGACAAAAAATGGAAAAAGTGGGAGGAGCCTTAACAAAAGGTATAACTTTGCCAATTCTCGCAGGAGCTGCAGCAGTAACAACGGCCGCTGTGAAATGGGAATCAGACTTCGCAGGGGTTAAAAAGACCAATGATGAAGTTGTAGACTCAACAGGTAAAGTTGTTTATTCGTATAAAGATTTGGAAAATGGTCTTCGTGGACTAGCCAAAGAATTACCTTCAAGCCACACAGAAATTGCCAACGTTGCAGAAGCAGCAGGGCAGTTAGGGATCAAAACTAAAAATGTAGTTGGCTTCACCAAGACAATGATTGATTTAGGCGAGTCAACGAACATGAGTGCAGAAGAAGCAGCAACTGCTTTAGCTCGATTGGCCAACATTACAGGAATGCCACAAACGGAATTTGACAAGTTAGGTTCTGTGATTGTTGATTTAGGGAATAACTTTGCGACAACCGAGTCAGAAATAACCGCAATGGGATTACGTCTTGCTGGTGCTGGTCACCAAGTGGGAATGAGTGAAGCTCAAATCATGGGATTTGCGGCTGCATTGAGTTCGGTTGGTATTGAAGCAGAAGCAGGCGGTTCTGCATTTTCTAAAGTGATGGTTGAAATGCAATTGGCTGTAGAAAATGGAGCCAATGCATTTGCAGGGTTAGAGAGTTTAAGCCAACAAACTGGTGTATCTATGGAACAGGTTTCTAGCGCTGTTAGAAATGGCGGTAAAGAGTTAAAAAACACTGCTGGTGCAATGGGGTTAACTAGCAAAGAATTAAAAACAATGCATAAAGAAGCCACCGATGCATCAGGAAAATTAAATGATTTTGCAGAAGTAGCTGGAATGTCTGCAGAACAATTTTCTAAAGCTTTCAAAGAGGATGCTTCAGGTGCTATTATCAAATTTATTGAAGGGCTAGGAAAAACGAAGGAACACGGACAATCTGCAATTGCTGTTTTAGATGATATGGGGATTACCGAAGTTCGTCTTCGTGACAGTTTGCTACGTGCAGCTGGTGCCAGTGATGTATTTAAAAGTGCTGTAGATCGTGGAACTAAAGCATGGGGAGAAAACACCGCTTTAACAGAGGAAGCTAACAAGCGATATGAAACTACTGAATCTCAATTAAAGATGCTTAAAAATGAAGCAGTGGACGTAGGTATCACGTTTGGTGGTCCTTTAGTAAAAGCATTGAGAGATGTGCTTCAAGCAACTAAGCCAATGATTAAAACCGTAACGAACTTAGCGGAATCTTTCTCAAATGCTGATCCTAAAACACAGCAAACAATTGTTAAAATGATTGCATTAACTGCTGCAATGGGTCCTGCTATTAAGTTAACAGGTACTTTAACAAAGGGTGTAGGATTTTTAGGCAAAGGCTTTGTTGAAACAATGGCTGCTATGTCTAAAAAAAGAGCAATCGAAGATGTTACAAAAGCTTTTGCAGAAGGTAGTTCGGTTTCTGTTGGATTCGGAAAAGACATTGCTTCTTCTGGTTCGGCATTAGGAGGATTGACTGCTAAAATCGGAGGAACCACAACACAAATTGGTTCATTAACTAAAGGGTTTAGTTTATTGAATCCTTGGGTGTTAGGTGCAACTGCAGCGATTGGAGCAGGTGTAGCAGTGTGGAAACTCTGGGGAGAAGAAGCTTGGAATAGTTCCCAACGTGTTAAGCAATGGGGAACTGATGTCGGACGAGAAGTTGACAAAACCTTAAACGGGGTGCAAGACAAAACCAAAGCCGCAAATGGTCAGTTTGGCTTATTAAAAGATGGATTTAATCAATCAGATGCTTCTAAAATGGCAGAAAATTTTGAAGTAGCGGGTCAGTCTCTTGAAAAGTCTTTAAATAAAAAAGTAGATGGATTGAATCAATTATTAAAGCAGTTACCAGGAACCGCTACAGACTCAATGAAAGAAATCATTGAGAATGAGAAAAAACTAAATCAGTCTGCTGTGGAAGAAATCCAATCGAATAATAAGCAAATTCAAGAGATTAGACAAAGGGCTGCAAACGAAAATCGTCAATTGAGTGTTTCTGAAGCTCAAATGATTAGTGATTTATCAAAGAATACTGCGGAAGCTTATGTTAATACTCTGGATGTTTCGGCGGAACAAAAAAGAACTATTTTGAAATCAATGACTGGTGATGTAGCGAATGCTACGAAAGAAGAAGCAGAAATATGGTTAAAATCATTAGGAGAGCAAAGGAATGCATCACAGACTCATGCCGCTAAAATGAAAGAAGAGCAAAAAAAATGGTTGAAAGATTGGGGATATAACCTTGATGGTGAATTTGCTCAGAAGTATCTTGAAGAATGGGATAAAATAAACGAGACTACGACTGAAGGTTTTGATAACCAAATGGCGGCCATTGTTGAGAAATTCCCTGAACTAAAAGATAAAATTCATTTGGCTTCTGGACAAGTGATAAAAGAGAGCGGAAATGCTTCACAATACCTTATTGAAGATAACGAGAAGTTATTGGAGAATGTTACCAAAACAACAAATAAAGTTGCTGAAAATGCTAAGAAGAACGCTGAACAACTTAAATATGTTGGTAATGAAGCAAGTGAATATGGGAAAATGTGGAATAATCTTGTTCTTGATCCAAAAACAGGCGAAGTCAAAACCAATGCGCAAGAAGCAGTTAACGAAGCTGCAAATTCTGAAAAAGGATGGAACCAACTCCTATATGCTTCCAAGCATGCCGACCTAAAAAGTAATGCTAAATTAATGATTGCCGAAGCAGCAATTGCTAACGGAAAATGGGACAGCATGACGTTTAAGGAACAACAAGCGCTTTTAGATACAAATGCCAAGAAGACTGTAACTCAGGCATTACAAGCCAACGGAAAATGGGACAAACTTAATTTTGAAGAGAAGAAGGCCATTTTGTATTCTAATACCCCTGAAAAAATGGCTGAAAATATGCTTAATCTTGGACTTTGGGAAGATTACAAGTTACATGACAAAGAAATTAAAGCTGATAACAAAGAGTTTTTAGAAGTACTTAGTGATTCACAAGAAAAAATTGTCAATTGGTCTAATATACCAGATGATGTTAAAGAATTTTATGCAGATAATCAAGATTTACTGACAAAAATTTATGGATCAGAACGAGCCTTTAATGCTTGGAAAAATTTACCAGATGAAAGCAAACTGCTTTTAGCAAATAACACGGATGTGCTACAAAAGATTCTTTCTTCAGAAACATATCTAACAAATTGGAATAACCTTCCAACAGACCAGAAAAAAATGCTTGCCAATAATGATGATTTACTAACAAAGGTAATGAAATCAGAAGAAAGTATGAATGCGTGGAATTCATTACCTGATCCAGTAAAAAAAATGCTTGGTAATAATGAAGATTTAAAAGCAAAAATAGCTGATGGAACATTAAGCGTGCAAACTTATGACCAAGTAAAGCCACAATTAAAAAAATTACTCGGAGATGCTTCCAATGTATCAAATCAATCACAGGTAGGTATTCAAAACTTAAATGCATTTAACGCAAACAATCCAGCACAGAAAATACTACGTGGAGATTCTTCAAATGCACAAGCTGCAGCTCGACAAGGTGGAAATGCATTGAACACCTACAATGCCAATAATCCAGGAACGAAAAACCTGCGAGGAAATGCAGGTGGAGTTGTCGGTGCGGCTTCAAGTGGTAATAGTAGCTTAAATATTTTCGCAGCAAACAATCCAGTTGAAAAACTATTAAGGGCTAATGATCAAGCGAGTGGACCAGCATCTCAAGCGAAAAATGCAGTAAGTGATTTTAATTCTGGCCCTTCGGTAATTACCAAAACTTTAAACGTAGTAGCTAATTTAGGCGCTGGCGTAGCAAAAATTTTAGGACTAGAAACAGGAACCAATAATCATATTGGTGGTCCAGCAATCGTCAACGACCAAAAAGGACATACTTATAAAGAGTTGGTAATTCCTAAAGGTGGCGTGCCTTTCATTCCAGAAGGTAGAAATGTATTCTTACCAGATTTACCAAAAGGATCAAAAGTAATCAAAGCTTCAGAAACAAAGAAACTAATTCCTCATTATGAAAACGGCGTGGGAGTTCCGAGAAACTCTTCAGTTGTTAAAAATCTAATTGCTATTCAAGATTCACATGAATCGAATGATTTTAGCGAACTTGCTTCTCTTATGCGTGAAATGGTTTCTTACTTAAAAGACGGCAATATTAAAAATATGGAAGTAACACAATATATCACAGGTGCAGACACGAAAACACCGAGAGAAACGGCGATGGAAACAAAACGCCAATTGCGTGATTTAGCGAGGGGGTTTAAATAGTGAAACTAGAATTAGTTTATACGAACCAAAATGGGGAGCAACTCGTTTTTAATGAGGAAGCTCCATATTTTTTGCAAAACGTTGAGGGATTAGAAGCACCAGAAAATGTTGTTCTAGCAGAAGAAGTTTTTGGAGAAGATGGCGCAAAAGTTGTTGGAATCCGTTTAAGTACACGTAAACCGTTGCTAGAAGGTACTTTAATTGGAAAAACAGAAGAAGAAATTTATCAGCTGCGCCGAGATATGATTCAAAAAATCGATCTAAAACAAACAGGGAAACTAACTCTTAAAGTCTATGACAAGGAGTATGAAACCGACGTATTACCAATCCAAGCGCCTAGTTTCAAATTATACGAGGATAATCCTTATAAGGTTGATGAATGGAACTTATTCTCTTTACAGTTTGAAGCATTCGATTCTTATTTCCGGGATGTATCGTTTTATAACTCACTGGTTCCTTTGGCAACATTAAAGCCAACGCTTATTTTTCCAATGGTTTTTGTTCAAGGCGAGAAGCATACGTTTGGCCGCTTTGAATCAGGGAATATTGAAAAGATTGTAAACAATGGAGATGTGCAGGTTGGAGCAGTTTTTCATATGAAATGTGTAACAACCGTGACTGATCCGCAGATTTACGATGTGACAAAACAAACCTTCTTTGGATTTAAAGGAACCTTTGAACCTGGAACAAGATTCGAACTTTCAACGGTACGTGGAAAGTTGTATGCGAAAAAAATTGTTAATGGAGTAGAAACTAATGCTGTTCCAGAACGTATGGAGGGTAGCAGTTTCTTTCGATTATCTAAAGGAGATAACTATTTACAACTAAAAGCGGCCAACAATTCTCAAAATGGAATTACATGTGAAATGCAATTTACACCATTGGTTAGCGGGGTGTAGCTATGGATTTTATGCCATTGCCTTTTGTAGAGGTGTTCCGAAGAAAATCTGGCTTTGATTATGAGTCAACGGCAGTTCTGGACATATGGAAATCAATGAGTATCAAAGAAAATTTCAAGTCAGCCAATACTTTTGAAACGGTTGTTCTTTTAAAGTACATGCCAAAAGAATTAATGGACGAAGACACAGTGCTATTAATTAATAATTGCTTTTACTATATTGATTCTATTATTTGCGATGATTTGAGCAGTGGATTAATTACAATTTCTGGGAAGTCTCTTTTTGCAAAATCTGGTAAGAGAATTGTTTATCGAATTTACAATCAAACAAAAAGACCAGAGCTGATTTGCTACGATCACTTACGGAACGAAGTGGTCTCTCCGTCAGATGCAAAAAGAAAAATAAGTTATTTATCTGTCGAACAACCGCCAGCAATCACTAGTTCAAACATTAGTTATCAAAATAGTTATGGGAATGTTGAAGAAGAGATAGAGGGACTGTGTGAAAGTTACAATTTTGGTTTTGACGAAATTCCTATCTCGAATGGGCGTATTGGTTCAACATCAAACGGCCAAGTTGGAACAAATATTCGTTTTAGAAAAAGTGAAGATGTTTCTAGTGTAGTTCAATTTAGTGCAGAGTTTGAAAATGTTACTAATGAATCATTAGAAAAGAACAACTATGATGAAGCGACTACAGCCATTATTTATGGAGAAGGCGAAGGAAAAGCTCGTAAGCATACTCAAGTAAATAACAATTTGAGTGGCCTCGAACGAAAAGAAATATACGTCGATGCTCGTGACTTACAACAGACTGTTGATGATGTAAAAATGCCAGATGCACAATATATTGCCACATTGCAATCAAGAGGAAAAGAAAAATTAACTGAACAACCAAGAGTTTTGGCATTGAATGGGACTATCAATTTGAATGATAGTCTTTTTGTTTATGGTCGAGATTATAAATTGGGGGATCGTGTAAAACGTATTTCTTCTTTTGGCTATTCAGATACAGTGGTTCTAAATTCTGTAACTCAGACTTGGGATGAGAAAGGCTACCATATTGACGGCGAATTCGGTAACCAAAGTAAAACAATTATTGATGTAATCAAGAGAAAAGGAAAGTAGGTGGTTATTTTTGGCGGAATTAAGTTTATTTTATGATGCCGTTTTGCAAGATGATGGCACATACGATCGTGCTTATACATCGGCAGACTGGGCAAAATACTTTGAAAATATCTTTCGCAATGGCGTCATGATGTCAGTCGGTGAAGCATTAAGAGTGACTGCAGCTGATTCTGTTGGAATGAGAATTGTTGTAAAAGCAGGTTCAGCAAGCTTAAAAGGTTATCAATATATAAATACGTCTGCTTTTGCAGTACCTATTGACGTTGCTTCTTCAACACAAGATCGAACAGATTCAATTGTTGTTCGTCATGACTTGAACGCTAGACAAGCTTATGTAGCAGTCAAAAAAGGCAATGTCTCTGTAGAGCGCTCAACAGAAGTTTATGAAATCCAACTAGCAACGGTCAAAGTACCAAGGAACAGTTCGGCGATTACTGCAGATTTAATCACAGATAAGAGATCAGATGCAAAAGTTTGTGGTTATTCAACACCTTTTGCCAATGTTTCTGTATCAGGATTAGAAGCACAATATGAAGCAATGCTAAAAAAAATTGTAGAAACCAACAAGACAAGTTATGAAAAAATCCTAAATGATTTTAAAAACTACGTTGCAAAAGCACAAACCGATATGGATTCTAATATTGAAGAGATAATCTGTATAGGAAATGGAAAAGTAAATGCTTTTGATGTTTTGATTCATGAATGGTTTGCGGCTTTAAAAAATGAGCTAGATGCTAATCAAGCATCAAATCTACAGAATCAAATCAATGAAATGAAGGCTACTGAGGAACTGCCGACTATAGTGCATGATTTACGCGGCTATCCTAGTGTACAAGTTTTGTATTGGGAATACGGTATTGGCCTATCAGGGCTAGCTAATGAGCCAACAGGTCTAGGTGGTAGCAATGTGAAAAAGATTCCTCACAGTGTAGAATATCTTGATTTATTCAGCTTTAAAGTTAAAGTACCAATGAACTTTAAACTGGTAAATCCAACAGTAACCAAAATAGATAATAGAACTATTCGTTTTATTGAAGCATACAAAGTTATAGAAATTAGGTATTAAGGAGGAAAAGAATGTATACATTTAAAAAAGGTGATGCAGACTATCAAGTCATGCTGAACGAAAACTTTAGCGAAATAACGGATGCTTTAGAAAATGGCGCACTGGTTTCTAAGAAAACCGTTATTAAGGCACAGGACTGGGATGGAATTTTAGACAAAGGAATTTACACCGTCTTCGGTGCTTCTGGCGCAAATAGACCTTATTCGGGTGCAGCTTATGGTGCTTTAGTTGTTTATGCTGATAATACATTTGTAAGTCAAACGTATATGTATAAAGGTGAAACATACACCCGTAGCAGACAAGGGAGCCCTGCCACGTGGACACCATGGAATAAACTTCTTTCAGATAATGAACAACCATTTGAAGTCTATTTTGGAAGAGCAGAGGATAGTAGTGATGTCAATACAGGTTTCCAGTATCCTATCGGCAGTATCGTTGCTACTGATAAATATCATCAACCAGAAGATTTACCATTTTCGATTAGCGCTGATAAAAAGAAATTAACTTTTACTAAAACAACAACGATTCATGTTAGTGGTTCAGCGAAGTTTCATGGAAACTCTTCTGGAACAGATTACGCTTATTTTAAAATATTTTGGGGCGCTTCTAATGATCACATGATTCAATACGGTACTCCGACAAACACAGCAATCAATGTGTCAACAACGATTGGGGGAGAAAAAACTCTAACAATCAAGGCTGGGGATTCACTAAGATTTGAATTAGAGAGTCGACCAAACAAAAGTTTATTTAGAACACAGATTGCTTCATTATCTATCAAAGAAGTGAAAAGTATCTAATATGTTTCAAGTAGACATAAGTGGGAGGTGAGTTAGTGGAAAAATATTTTAACCACCTATCAATTGCAGCAAGTATTGTAGGTGGTATTTGCGTTAGCTTTCTTGGGGGAATGGATCAGTTGCTAGATGTTTTGTTATTTTTGATGATTGTTGATTTTGTAACAGGTTGGCTTAAAGCAATCGCTACTAAATCACTATCAAGCAAAATAGGTATGTTGGGAATCGCCAAAAAAGTAATGATTTTATTTGTAGTGGCAGTTTCTGTGAAAGTTGAAAGTATAGTAGGAAATAATATTCCTATTAGGGAAATGGTGATTATTTTTTACATTGCAAATGAAGGCATTTCATTTTGCGAGAATGTATTGGAATTCATTCCTTTACCAGAAAAGTTAAAGGATTATTTTATTCAATTACGAAATAAAGACAAGAATTGAAGCGGCTTGTGTCGTTTCTTTTTTTGTTTAAAAAATAGGAAAGAGGTTTTTAAATGAAAAAGAAAATTTTAGCAGGAGCGCTTGTCGCTCTGTTTTTTATGCCTACAGCTGTATTTGCCGCAAAAGGAGACCAAGGTGTGGATTGGGCGATTTATCAAGGTGAACAAGGTCGCTTTGGCTATGCACATGATAAATTTACTATCGCTCAAATTGGTGGCTACAATGCTAGTGGTATTTACGAACAGTATACTTATAAAACGCAAGTAGCAAGTGCCATTGCTCAAGGAAAACGAGCGCACACTTATATCTGGTACGATACGTTCGGTAGCATGGACATTGCCAAAACGACAATGGATTATTTCTTGCCACGCATCCAAACGCCTAAAAATTCCATCGTTGCATTAGATTTTGAACATGGCGCTAGTTCTGATGTAAACGCAAATACAGAAACGATTTTGTATGGTATGCGCCGTATCAAACAAGCAGGGTACACGCCAATGTATTACAGCTATAAACCTTTTACGTTGCAATACGTGGACTATCAGCGAATTATTAAAGAGTTTCCTAATTCTTTATGGATTGCTGCCTATCCCAGTTATGAGGTAACGCCAGAACCATTGTATAACTATTTTCCAAGTATGGATGGTATTGCAATTTGGCAATTTACCTCAACTTATATTGCAGGCGGTTTAGATGGTAACGTAGACTTAACAGGAATTACGGATAACGGATATACGGCTACTGACAAACCAGAAACGGACACACCAGCAATTGAGGAAGGTAAAGAAGTAGATAAAACACCTACTTCTGCAGTTAAAGTCGGTGATACCGTCAAAGTGAAATTTAATGTAGATACATGGGCAACTGGTGAAGCTATTCCGCAATGGGTTAAAGGCAACAGCTATAAAGTACAAGAAGTGACTGATAGCAGAGTATTGCTTGGAGGTATCTTGTCATGGATAAGCAAAGGCGATATTGAACTATTGCCAGATGCAACAGCTGTCCCTGATAAGCAACCAGAAGCAACTCATGTGGTACAATACGGTGAAACGTTATCCAGCATTGCTTATCAATATGGAACAGACTATCAAACGTTGGCAGCATTAAATGGATTGGCTAATCCAAATCTTATTTATCCTGGTCAAGTTTTGAAAGTCAATGGATCAACAGTAAGCAACGTTTACACAGTCCAGTTGGGTGATAACTTATCAAGCATTGCGGCTAAACTTGGTACGACTTATCAAACCTTAGCTTCGTTAAACGGATTAGCAAATCCTAACTCGATTTATCCTGGTCAAACATTGAACTATTGA